CGCAACATGCCACGGCGGTTGCTGTAGATCGGGACCAGGGGGATCTGGTTGAGGCTGTAGTTGCCCGATTCGTAGATATCGACGGCTTCCTGGCCGAGGGTATAAAGGTCGTAGCGGCCTGGGTAGATGACGCGCATCTGCTCCACTTGGTCTTCGCCAAACTCGTTTAGCGGAATGGTGGCGTACTCGTGGATGCGGACTTGGGTGAGAGGGGAGCCAGGCATGGTGGATTCCTGGCGCCAGCCCCAGATTTGGGGGGCATCGACGTGGATAAAGTAGGGGCGGCGGCCCAAGGCGCGTTCTTCTGCCAGCGTCCGAGCGTTACCGATGGGTGGGTAGTCCACCAAAATGGCGCTGTGGCCAAAGGTCAAGCTGCTGACTAATGCACGACGTGCATATTCGTTGATGTTGGAGCCGATGCCGTCGATGTTCTCGGAGAGATCCAGCCAGTATTGATCGCCTTCGATATGGATTGGTTTGCGGAGGATAGCGCCAGCAGCTGTTTCTATTAGGCGGCTGGTGTAGGGGGAGAGGACGCTGCGATCGACGCGGGTTTGCCAGGCGGTGTCGTCCTCGCGGGGTTCTTGGGGTAGGTATGTGTCGGCTAGGTCGCGGAGGTAGTCGGTGCCGTTGGTAACGGCAGCCATGACGTTCCAGTTGGCGGTCATGCCAATGACGTCCAGCGAACGGACGAACGGAGATTCGCTGACTACAGCCTGCGTAAATGGGGTGCTGCCGCTGTAGACCACGGGGTTTCTCCTACTGTCCTTCTATTTTGACAGATAATTAGTGTTTACCATTTGACTTTGTTGGCCCAGTAGGCGGCGCTCATCTTGCCCTTGGCGATGTTGGCGGCGTGGCGGGCCTTAAATGCTTCGCGGCGTTTGCGGTCAGCTTCTGATTCTCCAGCTCTTTTGGGAGAGCCCGAGACGCCTTGTTGGCCGAAGCGAATAAGTTTTACTTTGTCGCCTTCTTTTGCGAGGACTACGTGGGATTTATCTGGGTGATTTGGCGTGCGCTTTGGTTTGTTGTAGCCCGAGAATTTTTCGCCGTGGTAATCAATCATCGTCGTCTTCCTCTTCGTCGGTAAAGTCAGCTATTGGGACGAGTATTTCGATGCCTTGTGCCAGCATAGTCACGAAGCCGCCTAGGGTTTCAGGGTTGGAAGGCGTTTTGAAAATGAAGGTGGCGTGGGTTTGGCCGTCCTCAGCGTCAATCTCAATGTGGACGCAGCCTCCAGTGACAGTTTGGATGGTCATTACATCGCTCCAATCAAGCAGGAAACCGTGGGGCCAGCTGGCATGGAAGTGATGTGGACACGCATGTAGCGGCATGGGGTGCCAGCCACGTAGTAAATGACGGTGCTATTGGAATTGATTGTTTGGCCGGTGTTGTTTTTTGTGCTGACGACGATTTGGCCCCAGTTGGTGCCGTCGAGGCTGCCGTCAAAGTCAAAGTCGATGTTGCCGCTGGTTAGGCCGGTTACGGTGACTTGAATGGACCAGTAGTTGGCGGTGGCGTCGATTGCGCTGAAATAACCGGCGCTGGTGCGGGTTCCAGCGTCGTAGACGGTCAATTCGCCGTCGTAAATTTTTGCGGAATCAATTGCCATGGAGCATTATTTTTTGGGTTTTTTGGCGGTTTTGGCGGATTTTTTGAAGGCAGCGGCGGTGGGGGCGCCCTTAGTGCCAGGCTTACGCATTTTTTCGCCGCTGCCCGCAGCGATACGTTTGCGTTTGGCGTTGATATTTGCGTAGAGACCGGGTTTTGCCATTACTTCATCCCCTTTTTGCCTTTTTTGGCGGCCTTGGCGGGTTTTTTCTTTGGCATTGACATGCCAGCCTCGGACAAGGCGATGGCGATGGCCTGTTTGCGGGAAGTCACCAGGGGGCCTTTTTTGCTGCCCGAGTGAAGTTCACCTTTGCCGAACTCGCGCATAACCTTGGCCGTCTTTTTCTGCGCTTTGGTGGGTTTTTTGGCGGCCATTACGCTCCAGGCAGGTACTTACCACACACGATAGGACGTTTTGCCAAGGGTTTCGGGCTTGGCAAGATTGAATACTTGTAGGCATAAATAACCCAAAGCGTCGAAGGCGTGGTCTACGCCAAGGTTTTTGTTGGGGAGGCCCGTGTTTGGGGCGTAGGTCAGGGTGCGGAGGGACTTGATTAGTTCCACGCAGCGGGGGTGGATGAAGAGACGGCGGTTTCCGGCGCCATCCAGGAGGGCGGTGTTGACGCAGGTGATCTTGTCGCGGATTTTCCAGGGGGCGCGGGGGCTGGAAACTGTGAAGCCCGACTTGCGGAGAATGTTGTGGTCGGTGCCGCTTACGCCAGCTGTTTTGCGGGCGCCGCCAGTGGGATCGGGGCAGGTGATAATGCGGCGGTCAACGCCATAGCGGGCTTGGATTTCTTCGCAGAGGTCCCAGGTGGTGGCGCCGCCGCGCATGATGATTTCGTCGAAGACCCACAAGACGTCGCCTTTTTTTACCGCGCAGATGGCGGACATTGGATCCACGTTGAAATCCACGCCGATCAGTAGGGGTAGAACGGGTAGATCTTGGACTTCGTTGTTGATGTTGGCGTCAGCAAAGCTGACAGCAACTAGGCCGCTTAGGTTTTCAAAACTGGCTTCAAATTCTTGGCGGAAGGTTCGAGCGTCGAGTTGGCCTCGGGCGGCTTCGATTTCTTCTGGTGGGACGTTATCGCCGTCGATCGTTGTGAATTGCCAGCGGCTCCAGTTGTCGTCGCCGCTGTCTGCGTATTGCCAGAGTTCGTAGAACCAGCTGGCGGTGCCGTCAGGGGTGGAGATGAATAATGCCCAGCCTTGTTTGTCCGCGAGGGCGGGGCGGATCACCTCGAACCAGACGTCGCGGTCCATGAAGGCGGCTTCGTCTAGCACCACGCCAGCCAAACTGCGGCCTCGGAGGGCCATTGCGTTTTCAGTGCCTTTCAATTCGATTGTTGAGCCGTTCACCAGCTCGATCTTGAGGTCGGTCTCGTTCTTGCTCTTGATCCAGGCGCGGGGGACTAGCTTCTTTAGGACTTTCCAGGCAATGTCCTTCGCCATTCGGTATGTAGGGGCCGCGTAGAAGAATGTTTCGCCCGGCCTTTCGATCGCCCCACGCAGCAATTCGATACACGATAGGTAACTCTTGCCGAAGCGGCGGCCAGCTACCAATACTCTGAATCGTTTGCGACTGTTAAATACTTGGCCTTGGGCATATCTCAGCGAAAGAGCACCAGCCTCTGTGGGCATTTGTATTACACGGGTACCTTCTAGGGTATTACAGAAATTGAACCTCTGCCCCCCTTTGTGTAACAGAAGAGGGAATTGCGTATATACCAGTAGGTTCCCTGGAGGCAGCTACCGCCCACCCAGCGCCGAACCCTACCCCCCGGTTGATGTTAATTAGCGGGCCCTAGTTTGTATAAAATAGCAAGGGCACTAGGCCGATCATGCTGTATACAAACTAGGGCATTATATCACTGCTTACGCTATAACCAATGCCTTCCTTACCTGATAACGGGTGATACCTAAGGTGGCAGCAATCTTACGTTGTGACATACCGTCGGCGCGTAGAAGTTGCACAGCGTTAAGCGTAACGCAAGCTTCTACTTTGGTTTCAGTCTGTGTGATGATCTCGGCGATTGTTTGGGGCTCAGTGTTAGGACGTGTTGGCCAGTGTTGCGCCAGCCAATCGCTGATTTTGTACATTGTCTGGCCGGTATATTTTCCAGCCAAGTAGGTCATGACAGCAACGGCAACGATTCCGTCTTTGATTGTTGTTGCTACGTGGCGCCAATCAATCTGGGCCAGTGTAGGCTTGATATAGTGGAAGTAAACATAACCTACTGCGCGGCCCGCTTGATATACTTTGCGGGTGATGTTTCCCAGTAAGTTTAGGGCCCAGAGCAAAGCGGTTACTGTGAAGATTTCACCGCCGATAGCGTAAAGTTTAGCAGCGCCAGTGATTAAACTTTGCGCTAAATGTAGCGCGTGAAAAGTGTTCATTAGAGTTGCGTGCAATTTAATAGTTTGTAGCCGTTCGCTGCGGGCTACTCTTGCACAATACCACCGCAGCCGCCAGCACCAGGGGCAAGCGGCCTATATTGTAATACTTTGTAATATGGTGCAGGTGTACTAGTCCGCTGGGATTGTGGCACCGATGGCCAGGCCGCCAGCCGCCAGGGCCAAGGCAAGGGGAAGGTTGGCTGTGCAAGTGGCAAGAGCCAGCAGGCTCAGCGCGGCGATGGTTTTCTTCATTGGTAACGTTTCCAAATGTATTGAACCTCGGCCATGCTGGCATGGCGCCGGATGCAGTAACCGCCGAGCGTTACATACCAGCTTCCATCGAGTTGGAGCTGTGCAAAAAGAATAGGCATGGCACAAAGCGAGGTGGCTCAGGGTGGGCCGTTTCCTCTTGCCTATAACAATACAGACGCCAGGCCCGCCTGTCTATCCCCTACTACATCAGCAAACCTTATGGTTGCCGCTTGTCTTCGACCACGATCGACAGCTGTGGCGCGGCAGCGGCCTGAGCCTCTGGTGCGACCTCGCCAACGACTGCGCCAAGGTCTCTCATCAGCAGCTGAGCAGAGCCGATCTGGCCCTTACGGATAGCGGCGTCGATCGCTCGCATCCGCATTGCTTGGAGACGTGAGACTATTTTCTCCCTGTCTTTAGTCCAGTCCTCCTCGTTCCATTGTGAAACAACTTCCCAGTCTCTCCAAGCCGTAGCTTCAGCGATAGACTCACGATCAGAGTGGTCTAGCACCAGCTGACGCACAGGCAATCCGGTGAGCTGCCGCTTGTATAGCCTCTTCCTACGCTCTTCTATAACCGCGTTGGGGTTACGCTTGCCGTAGGGGCGATGTTTATTCTCTACATTCTCCGCGCCAGAGTCTGCCGCTTCGCTGTTAGTTTCCGGCAGATCTTCCAGCATTGTTAGCACCTAGAGTTGCCCCAATCATAGGCCAACACAACAAAGCCCGACCGTATGGCCGGGCCCATAGTTTTGTGGCGGTGGTAGCAAGCTCAGCGAAAAACTAGCCACTCGCCGCCAATGTCGTGTAGCCGGTAGCCGTCACCCATTCGCAGCTCCTCCCAGGCGTCGGCCCAGTCGATGCAGGAGATAGGCCAACGATTCCAGCCTATGGAACCATCGGCACCCTCGGGAAGCATCGTATCTTGCGCCAGCTGCTGGGCAAAGTCTGCGCCAGCTGATTCCTCGCTGTAACCTTCGGC